TGTTCGAAGGTTGAAAGACCTGAAAAACATGCTCCTTCACTATGTCTGCGGCTTACCTATTGACCGTTGTAACTGGATAGCTACCCATCGAGATGGACGCCCAGTCGGGGCGTTCAAAGTCCTGTTTGTAAAAGGAACTCGATGCAGCAAGCTAGCAGCTGTTTGGAACATTCTGATGATATACTCCCATTTTGAGGGGGAATGCATCACCAAGCGGCAGTTAGCGAAATTTAGTAAGGGTGTTCTCAGGGATCCTCCTGTTGAGGAGGAGCTAGCCAGGGTCAAACATTACATAGATCTTGGGTTAGAGTCACTGAAGCGCATCCGTGATGTGAAGCCTCCGGCCCCGCTGGGCGATCCTATCGTTGCTTACGTTGGTAGCGATAGTAAGAGGGGACCAACAGGTGTTACCCCGTCTTCTCGTACCGCTCCTGAAAAGTCTACCGCTCTCACGAGCGTAAGACAGTTCGCCTACGGTCATTGTTTTCAGATTGCTCCTAGTATACTGGACGGCACCCTTCGGGGTGCTGAAGAGTATTACAATGATTACGTAGCTACGATGATGGAGGCTGGTATCGCCTTGCATAGTATTCCCCCAGTAATTGGGCGTATAGCCCTACTGCAAGAGAAGGGATATAAACTCAGAGCAATCGCTAATCCAGCACGAGCTTGGCAACAAGCCTTTAGGCCCTTGCAACGCTATCTGGAGAAGGTAGCTGGTCTTCTGCCGGGGAACTGGCAGTTTGATCAAGAGGGAGGTAGACGTCGTGCGCAAGAACTTCTAAGGAGCGAAGGGTACGCCCAGAGCATTGACCTAGAAGGTGCAAGCGATAATATACCACTAGACCTTCAAGTGCATGTGCTGCGACGACTAGGAGTCGATGAGGAATGGGTTCAGCTTATTCAATACTGTTCCCAGGGAATGTGGCTCTTACCCGAGGAGGTCAGCGAGACTTATGCTTCTCTGAAGCAAAAAGACTTTAACCGCTTTCCTTGGCTGAGGGGGCTCAGAACAGATGTGATCCAATGGCTTCAGGGTCAACCCCTTGGACTCATTTTCTCTTTCAATCTGTTCAGCATAACGTTGGGGTTAATCTATGCAGGTGTTAGCTATCACTTGCGTGAGAGCGACTTCACATATGATCCCGACAAAAACTGCCAATACGTCTTTGTAGGTGATGACCTTGCTCATTTTGAGAAGATCCAGGCGGACCTGGTAAAAGACTTATTGTCTTCAGTAGGTATTCCGGTGTCGATGGATAAAACCATCGAGAGTACCGAAGCTGTCGAGTTCACGTCCCGTCTTATTACGCGTCAGAAGATAATCGCTTCTCCGAAGTGGAAAAGCTTCGACGATGATAACTTCTTTGACTTTGCAAAAGCTTATGGGGAGCGTGTCCACTGGATATACCCGTGGAAGTGGAGACGTTTATTATACCTACTCGAACAAGTACCAGAATGGCGCGGTGGACTCGGGAAGAACCCGCAAGGGTTGGACCTTAAAACACGTGAATGGCCGTTTGTGGAGCTTGCGGATGGTTTACCCATCCGGCCAGCAGTGAAGCTGGGGCTAGCTGGTGCGCGTGCAACGGAACTGTTTTGGAACAGCCCAATTGCGGCCCTACAAAGCAGTGCACGCATGTTTGACATACGCGTGCGTCGAACATCCGACCAGGATGTTCTTGATTTTGCCAGAGAATTGGTACCTGCTGAGATGCAGGCCAAGCTCGAGAAGTTCTCGGGCCTTGATTATCTGGTGGAAGACCTGATTCAACTGCTCTCTATCGCTAGAGATGTGGCGTATCAGGCCGATCATACGGACGAAGAGTTCTTAAACCTCCTGCCTGACTTTCTCAAGTCCGGGTATACGGAGCACCTGCGTAGCGTTAACCCAGTATTGTCAATATGGGAGACACCATCGCGATGGTTCCTAAACGTGGTTGAGCCTCTGCTCCCCGTTGAAGCGAAAGCTGGAAAACTAAGAGTGGTGTCGAAGCGTCGTCAGCTGGAGCGCCTTGTTAAGGCAGTTGGCCTTGTATAGTACTCGTGCTACGGACGCATGCGCCATCAGAGGCGCTGTAAAGCACTAGCAATGGACCTTTTACAGTGAGGATTCGTAACCCTCAGGTCCGGGTGTATGGAGCACATGCGAAAGCATCGTGAAGTAGCCGCGTAATCGTTGCGGTTCTCCATAGCCTTCATGTACCCGAGTATTGTC